GGTCGCGATGGCGCTGTAGAGGGCCGTCGCCGCGGCCTGAACACTCGAGGCCGACGTGTCGTCGTTCTCGGACCCGAACACCAGTAGATAGTTCGGTGCGTAGGCCGTGATGGCATTTAGTCGATCGGTCGAACCGAACACGCTCGCAGGCGATCCGGGGTTCACGCAATATCCCGTCGATCCCTGACCACCAAACGCGGTGTCCGCGTCGAGTAGCTTGGCGAGCAACGGTGCAATGGAGTGCGGCCATGTAGGGTGCGCATTGGTCGAGCCGCCGCCCGCGATCCACGAATCACCGAGGATATAAACCGTCTTGCGTGTCGATGTTGACGCGGCGATTTGTGCGTTACCGGTGACGGAGATTGAATGCCAGTCGATCTGCTGGCAAGTGAGACGGATCAGATGTGTCCCCGTCGGCAGTCCGGTGATTTCTATCCCTCGCAGCGACCCGCTGACCGGAGCGCTGTCGCGTTGCATCGCCCATGTCGCAGGACGACCATCGATCTCGACCCAAACACCCACCCCAGGCCCACCGGAGATGACCTGAGGGACATGGGAGAGCACGATCGTCCCATCAGCAGTTTTCGGAACGGAGAGTATGAACTCAAGACTGTACGGGCTCGGTCCACTTGCCCCTCCTGCATAAGAGGAGCCGACCGCGACGTTCCGCTCGCAGTTCACGCCTCCCTCGCTGACGGTCGAAGTCACGACACCGACCTTGCGGACCGGCAAGCCGCCTTCGCTGTAGACGTGTTCGACATACGTCGAACCGAGAATGCTTGACAGCGAGAATCCCGACGCGAGATAGGACACTGTCGGAGGAAGGGGATGCAGCGCCGCGCTGACTGCCGCGAGGCGCGCTGAGGCGTAATCGCTGATCGCTCTCGGTGGCTCGCTCAGATTCTTTGTCCCGTTCGATATGAGCCGCCACTTACCGGCCTGCCAGTCCGTTAGGAACGTCCCCGATATGTGCGCACTGATGCACTCAAACCACAGGTTCCCCTCGACGTAAACAAGATCCCAGACATTGAACGCGGTGGCGGTCACCCACCCGAGCTTGTTGTGCATCGCTGAGGAGTTGAAACTGTTTGCCTGTGAGAAGGTCGCCAGTGCACTGCCATTCCAGGACGGAACGACAGCCCCGGTGAAGTTCGGCTGCGAAAGAGGAGCAAACTGTTGCAAGACGCCCTGGCTCGTAGAAGCATGCGCCGTGCCGGTCCAGCTCCCTGTCTGCGAGTCACCATCGAACCACGGGCCAACAGCAGCAGCAGCCTCGACCATGCACTGCCCGAGAAGGAGCGTCGCGCCGACCGGCCAAAGGACGGCACCTCCACCCGTGGGGGTTGCCTGAACAGTCGCGAACGCCGCTTCAGCCGGGACCTGCGTGCTCGCGGGAGCGAGCAGCGTTACATATTCCCCAGCAGCAATAGTCCGGGAGGGACCAAACAACGTCGATCCCACCTGCACCCCAGAGGACTTGTAGAACTTCACGAGCACACACATCTGCTGCGCGATACTCGGACACGCCCCCAGCGACGCGGCAAACGGTTGGCCTGGCACCACAGCGATCCCGGCGGTCGTAGAACCAAACCCCCCACCCCCGACGCCCGTGGGTTCAGTCGTCCAGGTCAGCTCATACGCGTGCCCCAGAGTGGCATCGGTCACGCGGCTAGCAGTAAGCGCCCCCCCGGTACCCGCGAAGTTGACCCAGTTAGTTTCCGCCGCCTCCAACCCCGGGTTCGTCGCTAGGTTCGTCCGTACCGTTGAGTCGATCGCAGCAGCGAGGGTCAACAGGAAGTCGATGTTGGAGCGCGCCTGAACCTTCTGAGAGGAAGTCAGCGCCTGCGCGACGAACAGCAGAGCGTTCCCGAGACCAGCAATCGTTTCCGGTGTCCAACTCCCCTCACCGTTTGACACCGGCACCTGCCCCGAAGTAGCAGCCGGGATGGAACTTCCGCTTACCACCGAAACCGGCACTTGCGACGCGGCGAGTTCTTCTTTGCTGTTGAGTGTCGCTACACCTTCGGACGCGCCCTTCTGGGTAAGCGGGATAAAGCTACTCAATGCGAGGCCCTCGTCCAACCCGACCTGCACCGGGTCAGTCACCGGATCATAAGTCGTTGAGAAGTGACCGACCACCCGTTGAACTTCGAGCCATTCGATGATGTCTTCGAGGGCGAGTTTGGCGAAGAACTTGACGATCTGCTTACGGTTGTCTGGATACTCACGCCAAGTATTTTCGAGCTTCGCGAGCTCGCCTGTGGTCATTCCCGCTTCGGTCAGTCGGCGTATGGGTAGCGCTTCATCCACCATCGCGCCCTCCTTAGGAGAGTGAGGGTCTTTCGGTACGCCGGCCGGGACGCCCTAGGTCGGGGCTCCAGACAGCGGCCTGTCGAGCGTTCCGGTTCGGATTGACACTGTTGATAAACAGGTCGCACTCGTAGATGCCGAGCATCCCCTGCTTCAGCAGGTCGAGCACGTCTGTCACCATTGCTGATACGCCCTGCCTGCTGATCGACCGTATCCGCTGCGGATAGTGTGTCGCATCCCCGAGCTGAGGCATGATGAGATATTCGGCTAGCTTCTTTGCGGCCAGCTTGCCCGCTGCCGGCGGTGGCACACCGAACATATATGTGATGCTGAACGTGCCCGGTTCCGTATCGGCCAAATCCATGATCTGCGATGTCGGCCATCCGTAGCGAGCGACGGGTACCGTGCTCGATGACGGTCTGATCCTGACGAGCGACTTGAAGTCGCGGAGTTCGTATTCATCCGCAGGAATTACTTCACCGTCGATCTTGACCTGCACGATTCCTGTTACCGCATAGGGCAACTCAATCGTCGGTGGCTCCAACGAACCATAGCGCGCGAGGACGGCCGGATTATACGAGCCATAGGCTGAGGCGAGGCCCTGTGTTGATATCCATCCGACCGGAGATAGGCTCGCCCACGATCGTGTATCGATATCCGTCGGTCGCGAAACAGGCCTGACGGTGACGGGCCCGCACTCACCGGGAAAGATACACCCCGACAGCTCGTAGAGGATGTCTGACGCCGCGGTCGCGCTCTCAGCACACAGGTCTTCAAGCTGGACGTCTTCAAGTTCGCCTTTCTCGATGACCGCTTCGCCGCGGGTCTTGACCTTCGGTAGTGCTTGCACTTCCGGGACCGAGATCCACGGGGCGCAAGCACCACTACGCGGGATCATGGTTAGACGGTCGCTGGCGTGTTTTCAAACGACGCTTTCGGGACGATCGCACGCCCACACCGCAACCGGCCATACCAGCGAGTAGAAGCTGACGGCCAGTCGCCGACAGGGCCTGTACCCCAGTTCGGGTTCTCGCCAGCCTGACCCTCAAGGATCGTGGCCGTGTTCGCGTTCGTAAGATCACGGGGCTGAATGTGCATCCCTGTAACCCTCGGGAGTATCCAGTGGACGAACGGAAGCCTGTTAGCTTGGCGGCCGTGTTCGATGGCCTTCGCGAACACCTCGATCGAGACACCGTTTTCGTTGCCGACGATCCCGAGTTCGGAAGCGTTCACGCCCAGGTTTTCGCCAGCCCCTGCCGTCTGGTCTTCCTGGGGAAGGTTGCCTGACGGTGTGATCGCACCCGTGTCTACGAAGACTGCGAGCAGCTTCTTTTTCGTAGCGATTTCTGTCCCGACGGCTCCGGATGCTTCGACAGGGATCGTCACAACGCCCACCGGACAAAATGCGGTAGTGGTGAAGATAACCTTCGGGGTGTCGGCATCTGATTCGACTACGAACTTAGTGCCCTTCGGTATCGACTTTGTGAGGGCGACGCAAGTGATCGATGTGGGTGTTTCGGCTTTGATCGCCGCGTTCGTTTCGGGTTCCCCGATGTTGGGGATCGTGCCCAAGAACTGCTCGACGCCGATCGTACGGCCGTACACCCTGAGCCCGAGAGCTCCAGCGACAGGCTTTGCATACACGACGACCGCACCCGTGGTGCCCGAGGCAACAGCGGCCGATACGTCGGTGAGGGCCTTCGACTCTCCGAACGAGTTGTACTGGGATACACGGTAGCCGTAGGTGCTCGCGGCGAGTTCCCCACCCGTGATCTGCGGTGTGACGGTCAGACCGGACGGTTCGCCCAGGGCGGCGGCAGACGACCCGAGCAGCGTCGCTCCGGTGCAGAGCGCCTCAAGCGCGGGGTCTGGGATGGAGAGTTCGAGTGCGATGGTGCCGTACTTGACCATGTCGGCGTGCTTCGCCCATGCGGCGATGTTGCCCGCGGCGTTCTTCACGACGGGTTCATCACCCGTCTCCATGACAGGTGTGAGGCTGGTCTTCATCATTTGTTCGGTGACGTACATGGCGTTCCCGGGGTCGGGGTAGCCTTCGACGTCTAGAGCGCAGATGCGTGTAGCAACCGCGAAAATTGATGCGGTGGGGTTGATGACGGTCATCTGCTAACTCCTTGAATTGACTATTTTTGTAGTTCTACTTCGGTGCAGAAACAGCACGCGGCGTCGAAATAGGCGATCGCGAACTTTTGGGCGCGCATCCGGATCGTGTTCGGTTCCCCGCCCTGTGACCAGTCGGTCGCTTCAGCGAACGTCTCGGTGAAGACCTGGCACTCGTCCTCGACCCGCGCGGCGACCATGTCGGTGGCGTAGATGAACGAACAGCCGGGTTTCGGTTCGACACCACCTGGTCCTGTGCCTGTGTAGCCGACGCCAGGGACGACGATGTTGTCGAACATGTCAAGCAACAGATTCCCTACCCGGCGGGTACGCAGCAGGTTTGGTGCAGCTTGGCGTTGGACGTGGATCATGCCCCTACCGCCGAAGCCGCATTCGCTGAGCGCGGCCTGCATGATCTCCAGCCCGCGTTCGATCGACGGGACGGTCCCTGGTGTGAGGTTGGTTGCGGTGCCTTCCTTCGCCAGGTAGTTGTTTGGCAGGCCCTTGGCTTGTGCGAGGGTGCCGGTCCAGAACTCTTTCTCCGTAGCCTGGTACTTGCCGTTCTCGAGGAGGCGTTCGGCGCGGCCCTTGAAGTCGCGGGCGTCGAAGCTGAACGTGTTGCAGTAATCCTCGGCGACCATGCCGTAGGGGATCGCGATGACGTTCGGCAGGTTGGTGTAGGAGCCCCCACCGCCCGTGGTGTTGGATGATGGTGGTTTGGGTGAACCCGGCGCGAGTGACCCGTTATCTACCCATTCGGCAGCTTCATCGTCGTCGAACGGACCCACCGTCTTGATGAGTTTCAGGCTGCCTTTCGCTCGACCGTAAATCTTGTATTGGGCGGTCTCGTTGTCCTTTTCCCAGGTGAGCTTGACAGACCCTTCTTTGGAGGGCGTGATTTTGACTGCGGCCAGGGCGGTGGTCTCTCCGTTGGCGTTCTTGCCGGTCACCTGGTATTCGAGTTCTTCTGCTTTGACCGTGCCGCCGGCCTCTTCGGTGAGTGTCAAGCCGCGAGGGGCCGGGATTGGCGGCAGGTCGATACTCGACCCGTCGCAGGCGTCGCGTAGCTCGACTGGCCAATGGTTCTCTGGCGCATAGGTGATGCCCTTCAGCCAGTAGTCGCCTTTGCGGGCCTCAAGCTCAGCCCTGAGATCAGGTGGGAGTGCCGCCATCTGCTCTGGCGTGATCGCATCGAGCGGCTGTCCGCTGGGGTCTGTCGTCTTGTCTGGTCTGAGTGCTGAGTCGAGGAGTGTGATTACTGGCGGTTCGGGAGGGATCGCGGGAACAGGTACCGCCAAGCGCGTGCTGGTCATATCGCAATCCCTCCCTTATCCGCTCCGACTTCTTACTAGTGCGGTTTAGGCGCAGTCGCCGGCAGTGGCGATCGTGCCGGCTGTTCCACCGTTGGCACAGAGTTCGGTGGAGAGCTGGAGCACGCCGTTGGCGAACCCACGGTCCGCGATCCCCTCGAACGTCTCGACGAACGTCTCATAATCGTTCGTCGCATCCAGGGTCGCATCTCTGACGACGCCGAGGTCCAAGCGGCCACCGTCGAGGAACTGGATCTGACCCTCGGCGAAGAAATACCAGAGCAGCTTCGTCGGATATTTCACAACCGCACCTTTGGCTGTCGGGGCTGCGAAGCCCTGGAGTGGCCATTCGCTGCCTTTCGCGGCCTGACCGTCCATGTGCCAGATCGGGTTGACACCGTGCGCAGTAATCAGATCGTCGACTTGCTGGTCGGAGATCATCAATGCGTTCCAACCGTCGTTCTGGCTGTGCCCGATTTCGCGAGCAATGTCGGTCTTGATGATCGCCCGCAACCATGCCGGGAAGATCGCGGTGAGGGCCTGCGAGTCGGACAGACGGTGTAGCCATCTGTATGCGGCGACCGTCTGGTCGATCACCGTGATCAGGTCACGGGTGGCACCCAACAGGGCTCCGCTGGTCTGATCCGCAACCGCGACTTCGCTGATCAGCTTGAGGAGATTGTTCTCCGCGACCCTCGCAGCCGCCGCGAAAGCGAGGTCGGTATTCGCGGCGATCTGCTCGGGGGCGAACCGTGACTGCATGTTGCCGAACCCGAGCCGCGTCGAGACGGCCTCAACGAACACCTCGACTTCTTCACCGCAGACCATCACCTTCACAGGCTTCGTAGCACCAGCTGGTTCAGCGTCGGTCACCTCAGTCCAGATCCCCGTGGCGGATTCCCATTCAGCGAGATCGCCGGGCTTGATGAACCGCAGGGCGCCGCGCGTCACCTCGAAAGCCGTGAGGCCTTCCTTCAGGGGACGCTCAGCAGACGCAAGCGTTGGAATGGAATAGTCCACGTTCCCGGGCTGGCAGATGCCCCCGGATGCGACGAGAGCACCGGTCTGGCGGTCGTAGCGTGGCGCGTTTATTCCCGCGATGGCCTCCATCAGCTCCGTGTTGCGCTGTGCGTCGGGGCCGAGGATTCGATCCTCGGGGTACTCGAATTTGGCTGAGGCGACGATCACCTTCTGGTTGAGGAGGTTTCCGCTGACCTGCTGCCACGCCACCTCGCCGAGCATCTGGCCGAGATCCCTTCTGTCTGTGACTGGACGTCCGGCCTGGTAGCCGGCGGCAGCAACAAGGGCAGTGCCGGTAGGCGACTCGGCCTCGGGGCTTGGTTTGGCTTTCCCTTGGCGGGCGGCCATTCGAGCGACGGCACCTGTGGCGACGACGGCCTCGGGCTCCTCGACGGACTCCTCCGTCTCCGCCTCGGGCTCATCCTCATCGTCCTCTTTCTCTTCGGCCTCGGGGACCTCGAGCTCTGCCTCGGGCTCGTCTTCGGTTTCACCGTTGAGGGCGGCGATGCGTTGGCGGGCGGACTCCTTGTCGGCCTCGGCCTGCTGTTGTGCGGCCTCGCGGTTTGCGGACTCCGCCATGACCTGGTCGCCAGCGTCGGCGAGTTTGTTCATGAGGGCGACGTTCTCGACGGTCGTGGCCTCGCCGTCTAGGCGGCCGAACTCGTCGGAGATGGCCGAGCGTAGCTCTGTCAGCTCCTCGTCGGAGAGGGTCGTCAGGTTCTCAAGTAGTTCGTTGATGCGGTCCATAGCGGGGACTCCTTCAGGGCTCGATGAGTTACGAGGTGACGCTCCCCGGCTATGCCGTTGCGTCTTGAGGGAGTCCGCTATGCGTGACGACCAGCCGCTATTACGACCGTGCCGAAACTTATAGCAGGCTCCCAGGCGGGAACTTGTGTGAGGTGAAAACTGGGTTAGCTGGTGAGTGCTGCGATGCGCTCGCGCGCCCTACTCTTGGCCTCACCGAGGAGAGGTCCCATGGCTGCACGGAGGGCGATGTCACCCTCGGGTTGTGCCGGTTGGACGGGATGCTTGAGTCGGTGCATCACACCGCCACCGTAAGCGACGAGGCTCTCGCGTTTCCCGGCCGCCACAACAGCGAGAGGGAAACCGGGCTGGTTGACGCAGAGCGCGGCGACTAGCTCGAGCTGGCCACCGATCTCACGCCAGTCACCGGAGATGCTTGCAGCGGTTAGAGCGCGTATTTGTGCCTCGGTGGCGTCTGGCCTAACCGCACCAGCGATCCAGATGCCGTACTCGTCATTGCCGGCATTTACGTCTGCGGCAGCCCATGCGCTGTTGTCGTAATGCGCCATTGCCGCGGATGCGGATAGTTTGGTGGCGGCATGGCCGGCGTCGGCTGTCAGGACACCCACACGTACCTTCTCTCCCTCAGCAGTGAGGATATGTTGGCCGCGCTTGAAGTGGGTGTAATCAACAGCGGAGCGTGGTGCGAGGATGCACTGGCCGTCGATCCCGGTGTGGCAGATACCCCAAGGTGCGATATGCCCGTAGACCCGGCCGTTCGCCTCGATGGTGAGTGGACAGGCAAACTTGCCGCCGAGCGCACGCTTCCCACGACGGTCCAATATCTCGACTAGTCGCCCGTCACCCTCGGTGAAGTTTGGGTCCTCAAACCACGACTTCGGTGGCCTAGTCGGACCAGCGCCGGAGGCGACGATCACCTCTACGCCTTGGGAGCAGGGCTCACACTCCTCGTAGGTCATCCAGTGGATCAACTGGCCGCCAGCCGTCACGGCAGCGGGTGGTTGATCGGGCACTTCTGGTGTCTCAGTCTGCTGTGGGATAGCTTTCGCTTCAGCAGTGTCCGTACCGTCACCGAGAACGATATAGGCGCCCTGGAAAGCAGGGAATGGGCAGGCTGTGCCGCCCATGATGGTGCCCTCGGTCAGGACCTCGCTCATGTCGGTCGGGAAGCCCATCTCGTCTACGTCCTCGACCGTGACCTCAGATGCTTGGATCGCGACGTCGCCTGACATGCCGATCCGACCCATTGCCTCTGTGAGGTCGGCGAAGTACATGCCGTCCTCGTTGGCGAGATAGAACCCTTTGATCTTGATGAGCTGCGTGTTGCCTTCGCCGGGTTCGCGGGTGAGGGTGTCGATGCGTCCCGCGATGACTGCGGGGTCGTTCATGTCGAAACCCTCGGGATCATGGATTTCGGTCTTTAGGCCCATCAGCGGGAGCGGGGGATCGCGCCAGGTGAGTGCTTCGGGTGCGATTTCGCGACCATCACCGGTGGGTTGGCCCTCGATGATGAGGACGCCGGAGAATTCGGGTCCCATCGCTTCACCGGGCTCGACAGCCGGTGGAGCGTTCAGGTTCGGGTCCGGCGCGGCCTCCGTTGGCGCCCGCGCCTCGGGCTCGGCTGGTACAACCGTGGCGAAAGCGTCGCCCGACGCAGCAGTATCTTCCTTGCCGATCTCGGGTTCATCGCCATCGCCTTCAGCTTCCCCTTCGGTTTCGTTGTGTTCGCTGCTGACCTCCATCGCGGGACACTCGCAGCCCTGCATCGAGCATGGGCCACGGTTCTTGCCGTCTGGGGTGTCGGCGTGGGCTGAGGCGAGGTGGTTGCAGTCAGGGTTGGTGCAGGCATGTTCGTCGTCTACGTTGCCGTTCTCGTCGATCGGATCGGTGGTAGGCGCCAGCCCTTCGAGCACAGCCTTGTCGTGCGGATCGGTCGTGCCGTCAGGGTCCGCTTCTTGGAGCTTGACAGCCTTGTCTACAGCAGCCTTCGCAGCGTCGAGGGCCGCGCTGACTTCCGCGTCCGGGTCGGTGGCCGGCTCTTTCTTTTCGTTGGGCTTCGGTTCGACGGGTGGCTTAGCCGACCCTTCGCCGTAGGCGTAGGAGGCGATCAGCTCCGCACGCGAATGCGGGTTGGAGAGTTTGCGCTTCTTCATTGTGATCGCCTCCCTATTCGTCGTGGCTTATGCCGTTGCGGCCGTGAGCCGCGCAAGCTCGTCCGGGCGGATCGCATGGCCGGTACCGTGGATCGCGAGCGTCGGATCGCCTTCGATTATCAAATACTCATCGTCAACGAGTGGCTCACTCCAGTCCTGGGCCACCATGACCTTGGTGTCCGCCGGATACTGCGAGAGCTTATGGATCAGGTCGTAAACGGTCATGACTCTCCTTCGGTTGATGATTCGGTTTCATGGATCAGGTCGTAAACGGTCATGACTCTCCTTCGGTTGATGATTCGGTTTCCGCCTGCACCCACAAGGGGGTGAAATCGCATGAGCAGCCTTCGTGGTCGCCCGGGAAGTAGTAGGCGTTGTCAGGAAAGCCGGTGCCGTTCGTTAGGGCTTCGCTGTCGAAGCTCGCGAAGTCCGTTCCGTCTAGGTTGAGGTGTGGCTCGAATGGGTTGAGGCTCGGCCCGTGATCCCATTCGTATTTGTCCTGTTCGACGGTCCCTGAGCTTTCGATCAGTTCGGTGATCGTCGCTCCCGTCCCGATCTGGCCTATCGGGGAGCCGAGTGCGATCGTGCTTTCGCTGCCAGGGATGATCCCGAGGTCTCCCCCGCCCGCTACTCCGAGTGCTGCTCGGATCGTGCCGGTGGGTACGAGCGTGTCGGGGTTCAGGTCCGCCCAGTCGCCGGGGCCGACGTTCGGGTCGGGGTTGTAGAGGAGATGGTGGCCGAGGTTGGTGAGTGCGTTCGTGAGGACTTCCCAACCCAAGTCGCGGCCTGTGGCCATTGCGGCTTCCGCAGCCTTGACAGCATCGGCGTCTTCCGCGAGCGAACCGATGCGGATGGCTGTGGCAATCGCTTGCTTCTGCGCGGTCTCGGTCCAACTGTAGAACTGGGCCTTCAGACCAGACCAATCATCGCTACCCATCAAATCCGCCGAAGATAGCCCGGTCGCTGCTACGAGCGATTCACCCAAGATCGCGGGTACACGCTCGTTTGGACGGTGAGCGATCTTCGTGCGCAGTGTCTCGTCCTTCGCGACCTTGGTGCGGAGCTTCGCGCCGGCACGCTCGAGCTGACGGAGCATCGCCGCGTTCGCTGCTGTTTGGAGTCGTGCCCGGAGATCCCTGTCGATCGAGGCGAGCTTGCGTGACAGACGAACCGTCTGAGCGTTCGAGTAGCCCGACGCGGTGATCGGTGGTGGTCCTTGGGCGGGCTGGTCGGCAGGTGGATCGTCTTCACCCACCGGCGGCTGCCCAACCGGCGAGGTTGGCGACGACGGCAGCCCGCCGGTGGGTGCGACTGATGCGGGAGGTCCAGCGTCGACACCGCCGGGCTTGATACCTGGAATGGTGCCCGCAACTGTGATCGGCGGCACGACAAGCGTGGGGTCTGCGCGGCGCGCGAACTCCATGAGGAGGTTCGGGGGCATTGTCCGAATGTGCTGGAACTGACGAAACTCAAGCTCCTCGACGCTTGGCTTGTCCGCGTCGGTGAAACCCGCGGCGTCCCGATATGCCTCGTCGCTGATGACGAACGCGGCGTGAGCCTTTTCGGCATCGGCTGTCCGGTCAGGGTGGGTGACGAGCTCGGTCGGGTCGTACCAGATGACGAGCCGTCGGACCCATTCGGGATCGACGCCAGCAGCCTTGAGATATGGTCGTAGATAAGCGCCGGTGAGGCCGTCGCAGAGTCCGATGACGTGCGGCTCGACGTGATACCTGAACGTGTTGTCGTCGACCTGCCACGATGTCCAGTGGTTTAGATCGGCCATTCCCATGATGACCTCCTTGGGGAGGTCGATGCTGGTGGCGATGATCCCGATCAGCTCTTCGCGGGCCTTCGCGGCCTGCTCTTCAAACGGCTGTGCGAACGTCAGATGCCTGAACTCCTTGAGAGCTTCCGCAGGTGCACGGATCGCTATCGGTGCGACAGCAGAAGCGACACCCTCATCGGAGATGGGCTCCATCAGCGCGCGGGTGATCGCATCGAAGACCGGGTCCGCCTGAGGGTCTTCGTTGTCGTCGGTCGGAGTCTTGAGGATTGCCTCCTCCGGCACGAGCAGGACACCTCGCCCAAGACGAGACTTAGCGTCAGCACGGATGCCGCGGCGCAGGATTCCGAGGCTATCCAGATCGTCGAGGATTGCCTTGACTGCGGAATCCGCGAGTAGCCCGAACCTGGGATGCGGCACCCAGATGCGTGAGACGACCGTCAGTTCCGGGTCGAGCTTGACCCACGGAATGATCCCCTGTGGACCGTCGGGGATCTCGCGCATCCACCACGCCTCATCCTTCGCCACGATCTCGTCAGTGGAGCGGATGGACCAGTGTTCTTCCCCGGTTTCCGGGTCGGTTTGGCCGAGTAGGAAGCACTCGCCGGCCACTGAGACGTTTGTGCTTTGCGCCTTGAGGAGGTTTTTCAGTGCGAGCTTGCCGCGTCCGAGATCTCGCATTGCTTGCGTCGCAACTTCAGCGACCTCGGGGGGAACGCCCTCGACCTTGTCCAGGGAGATCGGGTCGTCTGACTCACCTTCGCTCGGCTCCGCAGCAACAAACAGACGCATCCTCGATGCGCTGTTTGCTAGGAACTGGACGGCGTATCGCAGCTCGCCTATCGAGTCCCTAGCGTTCCAGGCGTCTGCTTGCCAGCCTTGTCGAAGTGCACGGAACTGGCGTGCCTCCGTCTTGTTCTTCAGGTCAAGACGGCGTGAAGAGGCGGTTAGGACTCGTAGTCCTGGTTGGCGTTGGGGTGTCGCCTTTCGCCTGAGGGCCAGCCGGCGCTTGGCCATCGGCTATCGCTCCGCCAGGAAACCTGTGACGCCCGACAATGCCAAGGCGAATGCGGCGTACTGCCATGCTGATGGTACGAAGCGAGTCAGGACGACTATGGCGCCGGCGATCCAGATGCCAACGCACCAGGGACATGTCAAGAACAGCACCATGCGTTCGCCCGCAGCGTCGCGGATCGGCTGAGTGATCGAGTCCTTGGTGATGAGGATGGCGAGCCGGTAGACCGCGAGCGCGTCAACGATCAGCCACCAGAAAGAATGCGTCACAGCTCCTCCAGTTCGGCCAGAGTGATTTTGCCTTCGGTGGCCGTGTGCGGCACGATCGCTTTGAACGAGCGGACGGGTGCGTCGGCTATCTCGATCAGGAACGTGTACTCGGAACCCTCGGGTGTAGTGCCCGTGTCGTCGTTGGCGACGAGCGTGAACGCCTCACCCGACTGGGCCTTGAGCTTGCCTTCACCGTTCAGTTCGGCCAGGATCGGTGTCGGGTCGATCGTGGTCGTACCGTTTGTGATCGGCTCGCTCAACGTGGCTGTGACGGTGCCTTGGGCCGGTTCGCCGTTGGGCCGTATCTCGGTGGTGGTGATCGTGATCGTCGTGAAGCTCACGGCATATCGCTTCCCTCGAATAGCGGCGCATTCCACAACCCATATGGCTCGAAGCCCGGCACGCAGATCGAGTATCCGGTCGCTGGACCGTTCATCGAACGAGTCATGCCAGCAGTGAAGGTCGTGGCCGTGCTGACCGGCCATCGGAGTGGCGTACTGCTAGTCATGTCGCCTCCCGTCGTGTCCAAGGCACAGGCGGCCCGAGCGCCTTCAACGGCGACCCACAACCGCAACCGCGTCCTTTGTTGACCCAGGCCGTGCCGCCATCAACCAGCCGACACTCAAGACGGCCATTGCCAGGTAGTGTCGCCCTGCTTGCTGGCACGCTGTTTGGCTCGGCCAACTCGACATCTAGCACCTGTGTGGGTTTATGCCCGACGACCTGCCATGCGATCAGACGGTGCGTAGTCACGAACACACGACAGCCTGATAGGACCGTGCCGTCGGGCATGGCGATCTCGGCGGGATGAACGTCCCGCCGCAACAACTCGACGTTCACGGCTCAGGTGCTGACGACTGCTTTGCCGACCGTAGCGACGCTTGTGGTCACCTTGATCCACCAGTTTGCTGGCAGTTTCACGGTGAGCGTCTGCCCGGATACGGCGTTCGCGGCCGTTGCCGGGATGAGTGTATGCGCCGTTGCTTCGACTGGGCCGATTTCGACCTTGACCGTGCCAGCGGTGCCGCCTACGACTGGTATGTACCAGGTGGTGTTGACGCCGGTCGCGTCCTGCTGTGCGGTGCCCGAGACTAGCGTCGGTTCGGAGAATGCCGGGCTTTCGCTCCGGTGAAGGATTTTGAGGAGCTTCTCTGCGTTGTCTTCCGTGCCTGTTCCTGCAGCCATGGTTCATCTGCCTTTCGGTCGTTGCAATTGGCGTTCTGTCAGCCTGCGCAAATGGGGAGGAAGGTTTGTTGGTGTGCCGCGTTCTGGTGAGCTGATACGACGCGGCACTTCGCCTTGCGGTGTGAGGATCTGCGCTGGACCGTGTTTGCCCAGGTACAGCTCGGCGAGGGCCTGGGATGCTTGGTCTACCTGGTCGTCGTGGGCACCGTTTGGGAACGATGTCGCCTCGACTAGGAACGTCTCAACGTCCCAGCTGATCTCGGCGGACATGGCAGCCAAGCTGGATGTCGGCAGGTGCACATTGCCTGCCCGGATGAACGGGCTGACGGCTTCCGCTCGAGCACGCTTGTGTTGGACTGGGGTGATCGGGATGATGCCCGGCACCGTCCGCTTCAGGGACTCGATAACTGCGGTCCCGTTCGCCTTATCCTCCACGAGCTTGCGGTGCGCACCGGGAAACAGGCGAGCGACACGCTTGAGTGCCGTACAGGTGTCGGTGAAGTTCAGTCGTGCCCACACCTGGTAGATCAGGTAGCTGTCGGCGCCGTACTTCGCCCAGACGCCCATCGTCACATAGTCGCTGTCCTTCTTGTCCTTGAAGGCGCAGTCGATTGATAGGAGCGCACTATCGGCACCGGGCAGCTTGAATGTGCCGTCGGGTTGCTGTGACCACTTCGGCTCGTCATACCGGCGCCACCATGTTTTCAGCCACACGTCACCGACATCTGGTGTTGGGCGTCCCTGGTAGAGCGCGGTCCAGAAGCGTGGTGCTGTCGCAGCCTTCGTGGCCTCCCACTGCTCGCGGGTACGTCCACGGGCACTGGACATGAAGTCGCCCGGCTCACGTCCTAGAAGGTCTGTCTCGGCCTTGTTGGGATCATGGTCGGCCTGCGCCGGGATGTTGACGACATGCCAGCGGTCGAAGTGTTCAAGACCGGCCTGCTCGTCCTCCTGTTGCTTGGTAAGCATCCGCCCGATCAGATCAGCCTCGTGCCAGCGCGTCGCTACGACGATCACTGGTGCCCACGGTGCGAGCCTCGGACGTGCGGCGGTCTGCCACCAATCCCATGCCTGACTGCTAAGAAGCACACTGTCGGCTGCCCGAATGTCCTTGACTGGATCGTCGATCAACAGCAGGTCGATCGGGCGTCCCGTGATGCCTCCGCCGATGCCGATGGCATACACGTCCCCACCGTGGGGTTGGGCGAGCATCCACCGGCCGATAGCTTTCTGGTTCTTAGCGAGCCGCAAACCCAAGTCGGGGTTGCCACCTTCACCATTGAAGACTTCGATATCGCCGCGGATCATGTAGCTGATCCGGTTCGCATGGTCGCCATCGTAGGAGACGAGCCCGATATGCAAGCCGGGGAACTGGCGTAGCAACCACAGGATTCCGTAGCGGCCCACACGGCTGCTCTTGCCCTCCTGTGGCGGCATCGAGACCGTCAAGCGATCATTGCCTGCTTGAGGTACCTCGTCTTGTGCGGCCTGGATCGCCTCGGCGTCTGAGAAGCCGGCGGCCATTAGTCTGGCGAAGTGACTGCGCCGCTCGAACATCATGCGAAGCCCGTCACGGATCTGGACAAGCTCCCCGTCGATAAGGTCGAGGGCGGATGTTTGGACTGTCAGAGGATCAAGCCTGCGCGCCAGAACGCCGGGCGTCGCATCCTTGTGTTGCGTTCGACGGGCTTTAGCTTGAGCCCTCAGTTGCTTGTATCGCTCGATCGACTCCGGGCTCGCCGCTACCTGGATCGTTGATGGCAAGTTCCGCCTCCAACCGTTCGATCGCCTGATCCATCACGTCCTGGGTAATGACCGTCACCTCACTCGACTGCTTCGGACGGCCGAATACACGATCCCTAAGCTTCTCGGCTGCTGCGATCATCGCGCCCAAATCCTCGTGCGGACTGACGTTGATATAGCCGTCCTTGCTCTCCCCGAACAGCTTCGCGCCACCATCCTCGCGCTCCAACAGTTCCGGGCCGTCCTCGCCCATCACCATGTCGTAGCCCAACGTCCGCCAATACGGGCGTTGCCACGCGATCACGTTCTCCTCGATCAGGCGACGCTCAATCTCTGTTGGACTGGGCTTCTTTGGTCTGCCGCCCATCTGCTCACGCGTGCGCGTAGCGTGCAACTTGGCTGAAGATGGAAGATCTCCGTCGTGGGTACGACACCACTTGCCGGTGACCGTAACGCCTTCGATGATCGTGCCGGGCTTCAAGGGGTTCGCACCACATGGCGTGCCCTTCCTGGTGGTGCCCTTGCAGGTGCGCTTGGTCATTCGGATTCCAAGACCTTGCGGACTTCGGCAAGTTGTTGGACGGCCTCGTTGCGCTGCTTGGCAATCTCAAGCGCCTCGATAGCGGATACAACCTCAACGTGGATGATGGGATGCGCAGGATGCTCCGCACAAACCCAACCGTCGCTCACTGGAATCGCTGGTGTGTCGCAAATCGCACAGTAATCGACCGTGCTGACCTCACCCGCAAAGCCTGCTGCCTTCAGTTCAGACGCTAGTTCGTCGCGCGGCGTGGTGGTCATCGCGGGTAAGTATCGAGGTCCGCAAGTTCCCTGCGCTCAGCATCGGACAGAGCGGCGACAAGCGTTGCGATCTCAATATCGATGGGATTGCCATTTGCGTTCGCCTGGTCTAGGCACCAGTCCGCATGAGCTTGCTCGACGTTCCCGTCGTCAACGACGATGTGAACAACGCCACCCACGTAGTTGTCCTCGATCATCCGGTAGGCGTGGAGCTTCTCCGCAACATGGGAAACAGTCGGCTGGTCAGCGGAATCGCTCATGCTGCTGACTCTAGAGACACGACGGATTCGGTGCCGCATGGCCGGGGTTCGCCTTCTACTGCAGCGGACATTTGGCGGGCAGCACAAACTGACTCCGGGAATGTAGCAGCCTCATCCACCGAAAGTTCAGCGTCGAGCTTGTCCATCTCCTTCAAGATCAGGTTCAGACGGTTGCGGGCCTTCATCGCGATCATGCTCTTCTGTAGCGGCGAGAGTTCGCCTTTGATCCTCCGGACGATTTCCCGGTCAGGGCTGATGCGCCGTTCGAGCGCTCGTGCTCGAGCTCGCGCCAAATCCTCAGCGAACGGGCTCATCAGCTCGGGGTCTCCAGGGACGGCTTGCTTGCTCGCGGTCATCGTGAAGTCACCGTACTTGGCTAGGTAGACGGGGTCGCCCAACTCGTTTCGCCAGTCACCCTTCTCGAAACGGATCAGCCACTTGTCACCCTGACGTTCCGGGGGATGGGTGACGGTGATCGTGACCGTCCGCCTCGGCATGTCGCACAGGTCGATCAGCCGCAAGACAGCTATCGCGCGTGTCGGCTGGTGTCGTTCCGCTTCACCGCGATACCGGACATATGGGATCGGTGGTTTGAGCGTATAGACACCGCCTTCCCTCACGGGAAGCTTTAGCTCGCCCAGCTTGCCGTACTCGACAGGGAGCTCGAGAACGCGGCGGCGCATCTTGCCTCTGATCTGGTCGATCTCTGCTTGCGAAACGAACACTCGATGATCCTCCATCCGATAGTCCTGAAAGACTCTGTCCAATCCCGCGTCCGGCACGCTGAAGTTGCGTAGCGGGCACCTTACGAGGAGCGACCGGCTGACCACAGTTGCATGCGCAGAGACGGGTCACGCCGCCGCTCCCTCTCGCTCATCCTTCTCCAAGTCTTTAGAGCCCATCACTCCTCCTCGCTCTCGGCTTGGACAACAGAAACCCACGGAGTCTTGACATACGTCCTGCCGCACAAAGTCACCACCTCGAATCGCGCCTTTCTCAGATAAGTAGAGACGATGCGCTCAACCACCGAGCGACCCACAAACGGCGCATCCAATGCTGCTGCGGCTAGCGCGGTCTCGTCTAGAGGAAGATCAGACATCGCCAAGCGCCTCCTTTGCGATCCGTGCAGCACCTTGCGGATCAAGGGCGTCCTCGACCCAGCCTCGGTCGCGTATGCGTTCGAGTGCAATGCGATAGCGCGCCCAGTCGCTCACGCTCGACTTCGTACCCGGCGCCACCCGCTCATGCAGCAACGGGCAGCTCTCGCCACAGATCGTTCCCGCCGCGTGATTGTGAGCAATGGTCACGCTGCCTCCTTTGATCGTTGAGCCTCGGGCAACGCCTCATTCACAGCCTCGTGAGCTACTGAGTGCGGCCACCCGTACTTGTGAGTGAGCACCCTTTCCATCTTTCGGGCGCTCACTTGCCTCCCAGACCGTCCCCGTGTGTCGATTATGTGCGCATTACCACGGCCGGGAAGCTCCTTGCCGGGGTTTTCGCGACTCCAGCGCAGCGCACATGCTTTCGAAGCCCAGACCGCATCAGTACGCATACCCTCCAACGACTCTTTCTTTGGACAGCGACACACACGCTTAATCATCGGCTCAACATTTCTTCGAGAGTCGCCCAGTCACGAGGACGCATCACGCCGACAGTGATCCCCGGAGCACGCTGCAGAGCATCCAACCAGTCTCGCTGTGCCGTCGAGGCTCGGCCCGTTTCCGACTTCAGCTCCAGAAAGACGAGCCGATCATCGCGTGAGAGGACCAGATCGGGGAAGCCCGGATCGCTCCTCCTCGAATCGAACGTGTGATATGTCTTCCAACCGTTCAGCTCGGCATACTCGACCACCGCACCCTGGAACTGCTTCTCGCTCTGCTTGAGCGCGCTCGAGCTCACTTGGTGTCTCCTTGCTCGATCTCGCCTTCGCCATCGCACAGCCGACAACGCCCCGTCATACCCAGCGCACTGTCGGTCGTGACCCGGCCGAGCCCCTCACAACGAGGGCATTGATGGGCCTGCACCTCGGCGTCTCCTTGCTCTACTGGACGCCCGCAGCAAGGGTTATCGACACAGACAGGCTCACCGCACTGACCGCATCGCACTGGATGGACGCAGCCCGGTCGAGCGCGCTTCTCATCGCATACAGGGCAGACCTCAGGGGCTACCTGCACTTTCTCGACCATCCGATCGATGGTCATACTGCCCTCCAGACGCCGCGCTCCAGGTAACCGTGCCAGCCCTTGGGACTCAGGATCGAGTTGCTATTGCCCGGGCGCGGGAGGACGCTGATCGAACCGTCCTCGTGCTCCTCGACCTCATGGTGTTTGCCGTTGCGGTCCGGTCTTCGCTCGCTCGCGAGGTGGAAGATGCACCCATCGGGCGTGCTTACCACCCATTCGCCACCGAAGACCTTGGAGTAGGCGCCGGGCTCTTCGGGGAACGTGTCGTCGGGTAGTCGCGTGCCCACGCATGTGCGCGCCTTCTCGACCAGTACAGGGTCTATCCGCTGAGAATCAGCCATCATACAACCCCGTTTGCTTCAGCGATACTCAGTTCAAGCATCAACAGATTCGACCCCACGATCATCGGGTCGATACGCAATATCTCCTCAACGGACAAGCCCGTAGCGACCCACTCACAATGCCACAGGCCTTGATCGCGATAGTCCTTTCCTTCCATATATTTACCCGACCTGCACGTCGAACAGATAGAAAGACAAGTCCTACAGCCGCCACGCTTTTTATCCCAGAGTCGCGCCAGAACACCAGCTCGAGCACGCACGACCGCTCGACGCTGCTGCACCGTCAACCCACTCAAGACCGCTTCCCTATACCTCATCGAGACACCACACGCGGCAGCCCGACCCCACATTCAAAAACCACTTCCCACGATTCGGGCATCACCCGTTCGCCAGCACGACGCGACGCGCATTCCCTGACCGCTACACCAGTAGCCACCGGCCATTCATACGTCTGGCGATCCTGCCACGCCGACCCACACGACGCGAACGGCAACAACAGAACACAACAACAGGCAAGACGTGCATAGTCCCGGCTCACGCTCCCGGCCTCCTATGCCCCGCCGACTTCTGGATCTCGACCTTCTTGATCCACCGGCTCGCGAGATAGGCCACTGCTTCCATCTTGTGCTCGTGCTTCGGAGCGAAGGAGCCCTGGATCGCCGAGAGATGCCGGAACGCTATCTCGCCGTCGATGCCGTCCCGCATATGGAGCTCGACGCCCTCCGGTAGCCCACAGCTAAACCACTGGGACTGGAAGTCGATCCACTTGCGGCGATCCTTCTCGCTCAACTCGGCTAGGCCAACTTCGCATTCCTCGCGCGAAGGCATCAGATCCAGCGCATTCGCCGGGAACGCTAGCGTCACATCATCAATAGGCGTTGGGGTTGACCACTGCTCGCTCATCCCTCGGTGCTCCTATGGCCGGCCAGCCACCGGAACGCATCACGGATCAGCCACGGGATCCCCATCCCCACGAGCACGTAGACATACAGTGCGGCGAGACAAGCCACTGCCGCGAGACCAATCAAGGCGATCACAGCCCAACCAAGCACTTCGACCGCGATCATCGGGCCACCGTCCGTCTATGCCCGCTGGACTGTCCCTCAAGGGCATCACGAGCTACTTGACCGTCGTCCTCGCGCTCACTGAAACCGACGCCAGCCGAATAGAACTCCAGAGCCCCCTCAGCCCGGACAAGATCGTCATGGACGGCGAGCGCAGCGAGTTCGTCGTCCCTGGAGCGCGCACCCCTCAACGCGGCGGCAAGAGCGCGCTGGCGAGGGGAGGGCTCGGCAGCGGGTGA